CACATTGGAGTGATGAGAGACGAGGACGGAGAAATTGTTTATAGCGATAGTTCTGGTCTTCCTAAGCACTATCTTGCAGGTCATGACGTTGAAGAGTTTATTGGCGTAGTTAAACGTTATGGACCAAGCAAAAATGTTAAGCGACTTATTGAAGTCGCAAAAAATCCGCCGTTTGTTTCGAATCTTGATATTTCAAAATGCTGCGGAAACTGTGTAATCAATTGAGCCAAATGGCTCTTTTTTTTGCCCATTTTGTTATACGTAGTTATACGATGAGGAAGTTATGGCGACACTAAAAGAGCCTGTGAAAATCTTTATAGTTCAGTCTCTTGCTTGTCGTGATACACCTCAAGAAGTGGCTGAACTCGTAAAACAAGAATTTGGCGTTGATATAGATCGTGTTCAAGTTGCAACTTATGACCCTACAAAGGTTGCTGGTAAGAACTTAAGCAAAAAGTATGTCGAACTATTTGAAAAAACCAGAGATGAGTTTGATAAAGGCTTAATTGATATTCCTATTGCCAATAAGTACTACCGATTGAAGCAATACCAAAGACAACTTGAGAAGACTAGAAACGTCAAAACAGCCTTAAAAATTCTTGAGCAAGCCGCTAAAGACATTGGTGGTCAATTTACTAATCGCCAAGAAATTACAGGCAAAGACGGCGGACCAGTCCAAACAGTTAATTCTGAAATTCCAGTTCCAATGGAAGATTACTTAAAAGCGCGGAGGGAAGTCTTAGATGAGTACTGATGCGGCTCGGGATAAAGCCATCCGGATCGAGGCGCAAGAAGATTTATATTTCTTCACAAGGTACATGTTTAAGGAGCGCCGTGGTTATAAATGGATGCAAAATTGGCACCACTTAGAAATCTGCGAAGCTTTAATGAAAGTTTATCGCGGAGAGATAAAGCGGTTAATTATTAACGTTCCACCACGATATTCTAAAACTGAAATTGCTGTAATTAATTTCATGGCTTGGTGTTTTGGTAAGAATCCAGACTGTGAGTTTATTCATATCAGTTACTCGGCAATGCTTGCCGCAAATAATGCATTTCAGACTCGTAATATGGTTCAAGAAAAGGCTTATAAAAAGGTCTTTCCTGATCTTAAGTTACGTGAGGATAGTAAAGCTAAGGATTTCTGGCGCACAGATGCAGGCGGAGTCTGCTATGCGACTGGTACTGGCGGTACCATTACAGGTTTTGGTGCAGGCAAAATGCGTGAAGGCTTTGGTGGTTGCATCATCATTGATGACCCGCATAAGGCCGATGAAGCCAAATCAAAAACTATCCGTGAAGGTGTAATTGACTGGTTCCAAAATACTCTCGAGTCTCGTACTAACTCACCGGAAACGCCAATTATTGTCATTATGCAGCGTCTTCATGAAGATGATTTGGCAGGATGGCTGCTAGGTGATAGAAAAGACGGCGTTCCTGTAGCTGGTGGTAACGGTGAGGTTTGGGAGCACCTATGTCTTTCGGCTATTCAAGAAGACGGATCTGCATTGTGGCCAGCAAAACACAATATTCAAAAGTTGAAACAAATGGAGCAAGCTGCGCCGTATGTTTTTGCCGGGCAATATCGTCAAATGCCATCACCGCCAGCAGGTGGTTTTTTTAAGCCTGACAATATTGAAATTGTGGATGCTTTACCTGCTGATGTAGTGAAGCAAGTAAGGGCTTGGGACTTTGGTGCTACTGAGAATGAAGGCGACTTTACAGCAGGTGTTAGAGAAGCTCTTGGCGCAGATGGTTTTACTTACATTGTCGATGTTACAAGAGGACAGCTTGGTCCAGACAATGTTAATAAGCGCTTAAAACAAGTCACAGAGTTAGATGGGATGGGCGTAACGGTAAGGATTCCTCAAGATCCTGGTCAAGCTGGTAAATCACAAGCTAGTGCATTCGTAAAACTTCTTGCAGGATATGACGTCAAAGCCAAACCAGTTTCGGGAGACAAACTCACACGTGCACAACCTTTTGCGGCGCAAGTTAACGTGGGTAACGTGAGAATGCTTAGAGGTGATTGGAATAAAGACTTTATTGAAGAGCTTCGTCATTTTCCTAACGGTACACATGACGACCAAGTTGATGCTGGTTCAGATGCATTTAATGAATTGAATGGAGGTTTTGAGGCCTTCTTTGCTGATATGGGATTTGCTCGATGAGTGACGTAACTTTTCAACATCCTGAATATGTTAAAAACTTGCCATACTGGCAAAAACTTGATGATGTTTGTGAAGGTGAAGATGCAGTTAAGGCTAAAGGTGAAAAATATTTGCCGATGCCAAATGCACATGATAAGTCACCTGCAAATAAAAGCGCTTATGAGGCTTATCTTACCCGTGCAGTCTTTTATGAAGTAACAGGGACTACATCAAATAGTTTAGTTGGAGCAGCTTTCGCAACAGATCCAAGTTTTAAATTTCCTCCGGAACTTGCTCATTTAGAACGTAATGCGAATGGAGCCGGTTTAAGTACTTATCAATTGGCTCAAAATGGAATTCGCCATTTATTGAAGCATTATCGTTGTGCTTTATATGTAGATTATCCTGATGTGCCGCCAGCTCGTAATCTAGCGGAATTTAAAGCGCAAAAAGCCTATCCTATGATTCATTTGCTCAATGCCCTTGATGTAGTGAATTGGGATTCAGTAATGGTCGATAACCAGAAAAAACTTTGTCTCGTAGTTATCCGTGAATTTAGGTCTGAGCGCGGTGCTGATGGATTTAGTAAAACCGAACAAGAGCAATATCGTGTACTTCGTTTAGAGCAAGAGGGAAATGGGGAATATATTTATTCCGTTCAGGTGTACACAAAGGGTGAAAAGGGTAACTGGGTTGGCGGAGATAAGAAGTTTCCAACAGATTACAACGGGAATTTCTGGACCTATATACCTTTTACATTTGTAGGTGCAATTGATAATTCAGAAGAGATTAAAAAGCCACCATTACTTCCTTTGGCTAATCTCAATTTAGCCCATTACAGAGACAGCGCGGACTTTCAAGAGTCCGTTTTTTATATGGGGCAACCTCAATACTTTGCAAAGGGTGTTACATGGGAATGGTACGACCAAGCCAAAAAACGTGGCATATACATTGGTGCGAAAGTACTTTTGCCTTTACCTGAAAATGGTGGATTAGGAATTGTTCAAGCCGACCCTAATATTCTTGCCCGGGAAGCGATGAAAGATAAGTGGGAAAAAATGAAGGAGATGGGGGCGCGTTTAATTGAGAAGGGCTCGGGAAGTAAAAAGACCGCTACCGAAGCGAATAGTGATGACGCCGTTCAGCATTCAGTTCTTTCGCTCTGTGTCGTTAATATGAATGAAGCCTTGTCAGCAGCATTACGATGGGCAGCAAAGTTTGTAACGCCTAATGTGGATGTTCTAACTAAAGATGATTTGATGTTCGAAATCAGTCAAGAATTTAACAAACAGGGTTATTTAGCTGAGTTAGCTCGACAGTTATTTGAAGCAGCTCTACAAGGCCGATCTTCATTTAAATCATGGTGGGAATACAACCAAACAGGTATGTTCCCTAAACAAAAATATGAAGAAGAGCTTCAGAATGTTGAAGCAGAGCAAGATGGGACTTTAAATCAAAAGGTAGAGTGAGATGGCAACAGATATCAAAAAACTATTTGAAGCACTCACTCAGCACCAGGCCTATCTTTATCGTGCTTCATCAAAAACGGTAAATGAGTTATTGGCTTTATTCAATGATGATACGAGCAAGATGCTATCTAAGCTTCGGGATTTATTGGATGAGCTTAATGAGTCGGAGAAAGTTGCTTTAGCTGGTGGTAAATATACAACTTCAAATTTAAGGGAAATTAGGGATTTGATTGCCCAATGGTTTGCCAGTGTTAATTTAGCATTACCTGAAGCTTTTGCCGTTTCTGCTACGGCGCTGGCTGTTTATGAGGCCAATTACGTAGCTAAGCTCTATGGAGCAAAAATTAATAAGCCTGATGGGGAAAAACTATTCTTATCCGCTAAAAAAGTTCCGTTGGCAGGTGGCGCTCTTGTCGATGATCTGCTTTCAAGAATTGCTGAAAGTGCCCGTCAAAAGGTTGAGTATGCAATTCGAGATGGTATTAATTCAGGCAAAACTAACCAAGAAATTGTTCAGCGTATTCGAGGGAGCAAACGGCTTAACTATGAAGATGGGATCTTAAATGGTACCAAAACTGATATTGAGCGAACGGTAAGAACTGTGCGAAGTCATGTAGCTAATCAAGCCTATCTAAATAGCTTCAACCAAATTGGCTTTGAATATGTCCGATTTGTTAGTGTTTTAGATGGACGAACTTCTAAGCTTTGCGCTTCATTAGATGGTTCAGTTTGGGAAATAAACGATCCGACAAAGCGGGTACCGCCGTTGCATCCTAACTGTCGCAGTATCTTGGTACCAGTCGAGAAGGACGGTCAACTTGTTGGCGAACGGCCATTTGTCATGGACGAACGTCGAGTTAAAGACATCCCGAAAGAAGAGCGAAGCCAGTTAATAGGGCAGTTAGATGCCAATACCACTTTTAAAGAGTTCTTCAAAAAGACAGATGATTTCTTTCAAAAAGAATGGCTAGGGCCAAAGAGGTACAAGCTTTATAAAGAAGGAAAGTTTGATTTTGAAAAGTTCTTTGATCCTGAAGGGCGACTTTACACATTGGACCAACTTAGAAAGTTGGATGAGCTAAATTTTCAAGAACTAGGATTATAAATAAGAGTATTTTAATATCTAATACCTGAATGTTTTTACTTTAGTGAACTATTATGGTTAAGGATATTAAACGATCAATTAGAGATAAATATAAAAGAAGAGAGACAGGTCTGAGGATTGTACTTGAAGATTTTATTATTCATGCAAATGATCGAATTGATGAAAGTAGAGCAGGTGTTGCTAGGAATAGTAATGACATTAAATTATATATTCAAAAGTGTCAGGAACTATTGGATGTCTTGCCTGAAATTAAGGAGCCAGAATTTAATTTTAACCTTTCATTAGATGATTTTTATCAAACTTTGGAAGTTCCTAAAATTGTAATTGAAAACGATTCAAATGAGTTAAGTGAAGAGCTGTTTAAGGAGTTCGAAGAACAAAATCGAGATTTTTTTGATCAAACTGAAATAAATAAATGATTATTTAATTTTTAAAAAGCGCCCTTTAAGGCGCTTTTTTTATGCCTGCCGAATGCGGATGCAGACGGTGTAACCGGGCGGATGCCCATTTTTGTATATAGGTTGGATGACCAATGAAACTTAAAACAGTAACAATCGACGGTAAAGTTTATGCGGAAGTAGACGG